ATGCAATCGCTTTTAAATGGATAAAGCATTTGATCAAGCCTCTGTCGTTAAGACTCTTTGGCGCATGGTTAAAACAGGATATTGCAGCGTTGAGGATCTCGATACTGAGTCACAAACCTCGGCTTATTTCAGAGAACAGGCAAAACGATATGTCCCTGTAAGTGATCACGGAACCGCTTGCTTTATGAAACCTCACCGAAATTTATTAAGAGAAAATCCAGATGAACCTATTCACGAAATCAAAGTTACAGAAGAACGAGACTTTCCGACTTCCTCCAGATCCTCACCTCAAAATGAGGGAATCAGACCACAAGTATTACTGCCTGAAGAACAAGAGGATAGTTCCTTGGTCAGTGTCAACGATTTGCCGTGGTAGTTCTTCTTTGTGGGAGGGGAAAACAGCAGCAATGGAAAGAGGCGATATTATTCACCTTTGTTGGAATCGCTTTTTAGAAACAGGACACCCCGGAAATTCAGGCGCTTATTCAGATTGGATTTCGATCTTGATTGATGACCCCCTGTGGCGGCAATTAACCCCAATGGCTTTAGAACATGAATTGGTAGATCGTAAGTTTTGGATAGCAGGGAAACTTGACGGCCTTTTCTATAACAACGAAACGGAAGAGATTATTTTAATTGATCTAAAAACATTTGAAGAAAAATTTGACGAGGCCAAAGGTAAATGGTCAAAACCTAGTAGCTCACATTCAAAACAATTAGGCGGTTATATCGATCTTTTATATATCAATCATCCTGAACTTTCGATAGATAAAGCGATGATCGTTTATTCGACTCAAAGACAAGTGATTTATAAAACCATTCCAGATATTGAAAGATGTCGCGGTGATTACCAGTTAGCTCGTCGCGTCTTTATTGAAAACCAAAGAAAACTACACGCTTTTTAAAATGGCTTTTTACGAAACAATTAATCAAACAGATTCCGCGCTTAAGGAATCGAATAAGAAAACAAGGAAACAAGAGGATCTAATTTATTCTCTATTTGTTAAAAGGAATCGGCCTTTATCTCCATCAATGGTATTAAGTCAGTCTGGTTTAAATTGCCCTATTACGTCGATTAGACGCGCAATGACTGACCTAACTAACTTAGGCAAGATTGTTAAAACTGATCGTCAGATCAAGGGGATGTATGGCAAGGCCGAGCATTTATGGGAACTGCCCCTATTAGAACCAAAGCAAGTGTCTTTATTTGATTAGCGTTACTATTCCTACGTATTGACAAAGGGTCAACCCTAATACACAATCAAATTAATGAAACAAAAACAATGTACGAACTTACAAAAGCCATCTTCCTTTTGGCGATCTCTGTTCCTATTCTTTTCGGGGTTAATTCTCTTACCTCTAGCCTTAATACTTATAGCAATCCGGCGGTCTTTGCTGTTGATACAGTTACTATTTCTACGCAGGCCTATCATTAAGGAACCTATCAGGACTATCAGGTTAGAAGCTATGGAAGATTTTGAAGAAGAGCAAAAAAAAACTCAAGAGTGGTTAAAAAATTTCGATGATCCTTTGACCTTAAGCAACGCGCGATATATCGCTGAATACAACTTTCATTTGCCAAACGAGCAAAACAACGAGCAAACCAACCTAAAAAAATTTCCTGACGTTGATTATGATGATGCAATTCAGTAGCGAAATACTAAACAGTCCTGATCTTCTTCTAGCTGAATTAGTAAAGGTTAAACAAGAGATCAGAACATTAACTATTGCCGAATCTGTTCTTAAAGATGAATTAGAAGAGCATAGAAAGGATGGACGTATTAAAGGGATTTTTAAATCTCATGGGGTTACAGCTAATAGGCTTCAAACTACCCAAAAATATCAATTCTCAGAGGAATTAACGAAACAAGAGGAAACTTATAAAACAGAAATTGACCAGAGGAAAGAACTAGAAATTTTAGATAATAAAGCGGTGAAACTTGAAACTAAGAGTTATTGGAGGATCACCGTTGACAAATAAAGAAAAAATCGAAGCCGCCGAGCGTAGGATTTCCGAGCTTCAAAAGTTAATAAAAGAATGGAGCAAGCATGAAGATAATTAGTGTTGATGTAATCGGTACGCCTATTAGTCAGGGTTCTTTAGTTGGTAATGGTCGCTATGGGATGCGCTACCAAAACGACAAAGTTTTAAAGACGTGGCGTTCCGATGTAATCACAGAACTAATAGCGAAAAAACCTGATGATTGGGATGTTGACGCGGCGTTTTCTGTTAGTTGTGAATTACGTTTCATGCGACCTAAAGCGCACTACGGGAAAACTGGATTAAGGAAATCAGCCCCACAATATAAGACGACAAAAATTGATTTAGATAAAGGGATGAGGGCAATTGGTGACGCAATAGAACAAAGTGGATTAATTAGGAATGATTCACAAATTATTAATTGGGTAGCAAGTAAAAGATATTGCGATACAGGGGAAAGTCCGGGGGCATCTATAACGTTACTTAGTCAGCCTTAAATATTACTAATTGCTAACGAGACGTAGTAAAGGGTCAACCCCTGTGTATAATTAAAAGGTATCGGGCAGGACTGAGGGAGACATCCTCAGAAACCTCCCGGGGGTCCGGGTAGAACCGGGTAATTCCTGCGGTATAACAGCCGCGTATTCTCCCGCTAAAAACGGGCAGGGGCATGGGCCGCAATCCATCGCTATTTAAACCTGATACGCGAAGGGGTTCTGAGTTCTACCGCACCTTGGCAACTGGTCGTGAAGCCCGGCCCGTGATCTGGTAGCTCCAGCACGAACCAAAATGAGGATCGCACCCTCGAACGCCGAGAGGCTCCCAATTGCAAAAGTTTTAAATGACTTCCACAAAAGTTCTTTCAAAGATGCTTAAGCCTGAATTACTCAGGACAGCAAAAGGATTAGATAAGAGAGTTAACAATCAGGAAAAAGCAACCATGTTTTTGTTTTACGCCTTTGCGATTTCTCTATCAGCCGCCTTTATCTTTTAACCACCGCGCCCCCTTCATAGGGGGTTTTTTATTCCTTCGCTTTTATATCAATGAAAAGAAAAGACGCTGAAGAATTTCTAAATGGATGGGCCAACGACCCCGGCCCGACTCATGAAGAATATGAGAAAGCCTTAAAAGGAACCGGCTTAAGTCGTTTCAAGTTGATGTGGAGAATGAAACACATCATGTCCTATAGAGCCGGAGAAATGGGAATCTTAACGATAAAAGCAAAACGAGGAGAACCTCTTAAAAGGACTGATGGAAGTTTTGATACGTTTCTTCTTCCAAGTCCAACAAAACAATATTTATGCGTCTTTGGTACTCAGATACCTTTAACAGAATGAAAACCTAACCAACGTCGGGGAGCCTGTTCTAGACGCGGTGTTTCACCGTATCCCGTAAGGGTGAGTTATAAGCCTTTGATATTTGAGGTGAAGACAGGGCACGTAATTGGCGTGATCCATCCCCCGACATTCAATTAATGAACAAAAAAAATTTAATTATGAACCACTATCTTGTAATTGGTGTTGAGCGTTCACCTCATTCTCCTGATGATGATAAAGACAGTTACGATGGTTTTAAAGTGCCTGTTTCATCAGAAAAAGAATTAACATTTGAAGAGTTAAAAAAAGCCTTTGAGAAAGAAGTTGACATACTTTGGAGTTTAATATTTGACGATCTTAAATTAGAAGAACAGAAAGAGTGGGAGTGGGGTGAGGGATATAAAAATGTTGATTATGTTTTGGTAAGTAGCGAACCTTTCCCAGAAGATGTTGACATTTATGGAGTTAATCTAGCTGTCGAATATTTTGGTTGTTAAAAACTCGCTAATATTGTGGGCCAGCTCAACCACTGCTTTGCGAACTGAGGTGATGGGGACGAACACTCCGCTGCTGACCCATCCTAAAAGTATCTCTATATTAATAATACGCAAGCATAGTAATTTCAATGCGTCCCTTTTTAGATTGGTTAGGTTCTGGCTTTGTATATAGATCCCCGACAAATAAAATAGAAAGTTGGCGACGCAATGCAATGTATATGTCTTGTCGTGAGCTAAGGAAACTTACAGGCATATCAGCTCATCATGCAAAGGCGATTTATATCTCTAGATACATCAATGAAGAAATGTCGCATCTTAAGTAGAATTTAAATGATCTATAAATAGGAGGCGCAAGTATTAGCATTTTAAGCGATTAGAGAGCTATTAAACCCTTAGTTTCGTAGAGGACGCTAGGGGTTTTCTAGTGTCTGAGGTGTACTACTTTGAAGATCAGACTTTGCGACTTTTGCAAATCGTGTTTATTTTTCTCTGTAGTTCGTTGCGCTGCAAGGGTTTTCAAAATGACTTTGCCAAAGTTAGGTGACGTGTTTGCTGTACTACCGATTACGCCAATTCTTATTTCTTTGTGTCCCTTCAAGCGCTGCTACTTTCTGCTGTAATAGATCGACTTTTTTAAATAAAGCCCTTACGTCCTTATCTTTCCTATTAACAATAATGCTAAGGGTGAATAAGAAAATAGAGACTACGGCGCCAATACAGGCGGCTATAACTTCATTCATTGGTTTCCTAGTAACTTATTCCATTTATCAGTAATTTCTTTTTCCTTGTTGACCCTGTTTCTTATTTGTATCTCTACGCCTAAACCTGTAAACGTATTTGCGTGAGGATGTGACGGATTATTATGTCGTCCGTCTAAAAAATATAATTTCTCCATTAATTCAGTACGGGCTGCGTTCTCCCAGATTGATATGGGTTGACTCATTACGACAAGGCATTAGTTTATGTATAGTAATACGTCTGAATAGCAAGTAAAGGCTTATGACTGATAACAAGCAAAAAGGTCAACAGATTGAAATTGACGACGATGACGATACCCCAGAGTATCAAGATATGATCCTATTTTATTTGTCAAATGGGGTTAAAACGTTAGTGCTTGTCTGGAGTCTCAGTATTTTGAGCCTTGCATATATATCTTTTCCACCACTAATTAAAATAGGAAATATAGAATTTGAGATGCCTGACCAACGACCAGATACAAGTTTTGCGAGCGCGATGTTAGGAACGGTATTAACTAGCTATGGATTGAATGTATCAAAGGGTGCATCAGCTAAAAAGAAAAACGGCGAGGGTGGAGGTTCAGGCGGTAATACTCATACAATTTATGTAAAGTATCCACCAACTGAAGTTCAAGTAGTAACCCAAAAACCTGATTCACCTAAAAACACATGAAACGACTACTAATCCCCTTTGCTTTGCTCCTAGCGGCACCAGTGCAAGCCGATATGATTCATCGAATCACAACAAGCGCAGAGGCGCGAATGGATAACGCTTTTTCTACTGCATCCCGTCTTGGCAGTTCTTACAGTGTGTCAGGAACAAATATCCAAGTTGGAACAGCAAACAGCGATGTTTTCGGAGGTTTAACACCCGGTAATGGAACAACTACCGCCGCTACTCAAAAAGCCAACGCCAATTATAAAATCCATACAGACGGAAGTGCGTTCACTTTCCAAGAATCATTTAGTCAGGGGGACGGAATAGCCGCAGTTGGGAGTGGCTCAACAGTGACTAATGGGGCGGTTCCAAATCTTCCTCTTTACGGAACAACTACAACTGGAGCCGGAGGCCATACACCCGGAACCATAAGTCTTACAAGTGAAGGCTTAGTAACTGGCGTTGGTGGAGGGCCGGGCACTTCCACTATTATTCAAACTGTTAGCGAACTTTCTGTATTAAATTAATATTTATGCGTTTAATATTTTTACTTTTGTTATTAGCTGATCCTGTTAAATCTGTTCCAGTGTCGCCTTCGTTCTCCCAAGGAACCTTAAACAGTTCTCAAACTACAAAGAGCGTTGTAAAAGAGACAATTGTAAGTCACGATATAAATTCAGGCTATCAATATAGTGTTTCAGGTACGGGGGTAAAACCTGTTGATGACAATTTAATTATTAGCCCTGTACCAAAACTTTTAGATGAACAGACAATCGAAGGCACTACATTTTCATATACAAGTGTCGATATTACACCTGAAAACAAACCGCAATGGCAACTAACAAGTCCGGGCGTAAGTTTCAACTTCAGCGAAACGCTAGTTTCACCCGGTGTGACGAATATCACAACAATACAAAGAGAGGAAAATATCGAGTCAGTGGTGGAGTCTGTCTCAGTCTTTGTGCAATAATTACAAGTACACCAGCGTTAGCAAATACGACTTCTGTGGCCTCTCCAAGCGCTTCTAGTAGTGGTTCCGTCGTAAATAGTGGTATTCAAGTGATGAGCGGCTCTTTCATGGAACAATCTTTTGGAGATGGCATCCAATGTGCGGGATCTACATTAACATTTACACCGTTCTTAAATGGGGTTGATACTCATAAATTACCCTATGAACCTTTTTACAATGAAAATATATATGACGAAAGAACGAATGATGACGGAAGCCTTCTAAATCCCGGTCATATAATTTATCAAAAGCCAATAAGGACTGGACAACCAAGGAAAAATTTAAGTTATAATTACGGGTTTTCATTAACAGTTAGTGTCCCACTAGATAGAAAATTATCAAAGCAATGTAAGAGGGCCGCAAACGCACGAATCGCGATGATTGAACAGGTTTACCATACAAAGCGGTTGGATTTCGAATTATCAAGAATGAAGGTCTGCGCTGAGCAAAAAAAATTAGGCGTTACTTTTGCTAAATCTTCTGACTATTACAAAATCTGCGAAGATATTATTCTTCAGAACCCTCCAAATACTTTACCGAACCATCAACATTCTATCGACTCTGTCTCTGCTGTTTCCGACGTTCAAAAAGACTAAGCACCTTTTGTTTTTTTCCAACCTTTGCTAATACTTTCTTTGATACTTTTTTAACTAAGGGTTTAACAATTTTTAAAAGATAATCACTTAATGGTTTTACTAATACAGATGCAGTAACCGCCGTAGCTGCCACGGCTCCCGTTGTGAGTACCAAAGGCGGG